TCAGTTGATTGGGCTGCGGCTACCGCACCTGACGCACCGGGCAACTCTGAGGTCAACGCATATGGATTTATGACACGGGACGGTGGCACAACTTATTATGGCTTCCTTGGGGGTGCAGCCCTTGGCTAACTCATTTAAAACAATATTCATGGGTGCAGCGGGTAAAGATGGCTTACCCTCAGACGATCAATTTAATCGCACAAGTTTTCTAAGCCATTTCGACGGTGCAAACAACGGGGTCAACAACGCTTTTGACGATGGCTCTACAAACAATCACACAGTCACAGCCAACGGCAATGTAACCCAAGGTTCCTTTGGGCCATTTGCTAGACCTGATGGTGAGTGGGGTGTAGATTTTTCTGGTACGGCTGGCGATTACATTAACTACGCATCAAGTGCAGATTGGTCTCCCGGCGCAGGTGACTTTACGGTTGAATTTTGGATAAACCCACGGGCTTGGGACCAAGCATACATGCCTGTTTTTGTTGTTGATTATAGTGGCAGTCCAGGAAGTGGTCTATTCATTGGTATGGGAAGTGGTTCTGGAACAAAGAAATTTGTTGTTAACGGCTACGCTGACGCTGACCTTCTCGCATATGCAACTCTTCCAGCTTTAAACACATGGACACATATCCTAGTTTCTCGTTCAGGAACTTCTTTAAAACTCTTTTACGATGGAGTCGCCGTAGCTACAGTAACTTCATCTTACAACTTTGGTCAAAGTGACTTAACAATCGGCTCGTATGGAACCTACTCACGTTATTTAAACGCAACTATAAGTAACTTACACTATGTCAAAGGTACTGCTACTCAAACTTCTGACTTCACACCGCCAACGGGGCCGTCTACAGCAGTCGCAAACACTAAGCTATTAGCCTGCCAAAGCAATCGTTTTGTTGATAACTCTGTGTCGCCTCATGCATCAACAATTGTGGGTAACGTAGCAGTCTCAGCCTTCGGCCCGTTCCTGACAGACGCAGTGTACGACCCTGCGGTAAACGGTGCGAGTGTAGCTCGTACTAACCTATTTCTACAGAGCAACGGGTTTGATACATCTCCTTGGAATGCAACGAGGTCTTCGGTTACCGCTGCCGCTGGCACATCACCTAGTGGCCTATCTGATGCGTGGCGTTGGACTAACACGTCCAACAATGGATTATTATTCCAACCCAATTCATACGTGGTCGGAACGCACACTGTCTCAGCTTGGGTCAAGTCGAACGGAGCAGGTAAAGATGAGTTTAGGCTTTGGGCTCAAAGCACTAAAACATCAAGTGATTTTACGGCAACAAGTGAGTGGGTAAGGTATAGTTTTACTTTTACCATTACATCTGCCGGCGCTGGGAACGGCGGGCTGGCATATGCCTTGGGAGCTACTGATGTTGACGTATTAGTTTATGGCCTACAACTAGAAGCTGGCTCAATCGCATCGAGCTACATCCCAACAGCAGGTTATCCAGTTACTCGTGCTGGTGCTTTGCAAACATTCACTGGTGCGAGTGCTTACTTTGATGGGACAGGTGACTATTTATCAACGCCTAGCCAAGGCACTTTAGCAGCAAGTGCTAATTGGTGTATGGAGAGTTATGTGTTTTTTACTGGTACATCCAGTGGAACCTATAGAGTTATGAGTTCCAATCTAAGTGCGGATCCAGATGCATACTTTCAGATGAGGATTAGGCTGGATAAATATAACTTTTATACCGATAATGTAGACAGTGGTTTAGTTGGCACGGCTGAGTACAATCAGTGGACTCATATGGCAATGACAAAATCTGGAACAACTGTTCGTGCTTTTGTTAATGGTATTAAACTTTGGGAAGCAACAGATAATGGCACAACTGTAATTCAAAACTTAATCATAGGCTGGGGCTATGGCTCTGAATATTTTCCAGGATATATTTCAGATGCAAGATTTGTAAATGGTTCCTCTATTTACACTGCTAATTTTACCCCACCTACAGCCCCACTAACCGCCATCACCAACACCTCTCTCTTGCTCAACATGGCAGACGGACAGGCGATCGACAGGGCGCAACAGAACAATCTGACGTTGTATAACAATGCTAAACTCAGCACTGCTCAAGCTAAGTTTGGTGATACGTCACTGTTGTTAGCAGGTTCTACTGGGAATGGTTCGGTTGGCGGTGGTTCTATCCAGTTAGAAAAAAGAGGGTCCTTATCAGGGCCGTTTACCATTGAAACATGGGCATGGGCAGACGACACAACCAACGCTTTCATGTGGTGTCAGGGTCAATATAAAATTGAGTTAGGGATAAATGGGAATACTCTCAGAATGTATAAAACGTCCAGCATCACGGGAGACGGGTACATAAACTTTTTTACTGGTGGTGAATTTTCCGTAAATACTTGGCATCATGTGGCTTTAGTTCGTGACACGAGCAATGTCATAAAGTGTTACCTTAATGGAACAGCTAGTGGCACAACCCTTACGGATGCTACGGCCTTCCCTGCAAGCGACGGTGTATTTTCAATAGGTAGTGAGTATCATTCTACTAGCCCCAATCGTTGGCATGGGTGGGACGGCTACCTCGATGAATTTCGCATTTCTGCATTTGCCCGTTACACTAGCAACTTCACAGTACAAGCAGAACAATTCCCAGATAAAGGAGAATAGACATGAAAATAGCAATCTTAGATGGCTCATCGGTAGGCGAAATAGCAGACCACAAGTCTCTCTTTCCCAACACCAGCTTCCCCGCCACTGGCCCAGATGCTACTTGGCTGGAGGCTAACAGTTGTGCAGAGGTCGTAAAGTTCTTGGCCTTCGACAGTGCCACGCAGAAGAGTGAGGGTGTCGATCCTTACTTGGATGACGGTAAGGTCTATACTCGCCGTGTGGCTGACCTATCGGACGCTGACGTTGCCTCTCGCACTGCCGCCTTGGAGGCAAGCAGCCGTAAACACCGTGATCGTCTCTTAGCTGAAACAGACTACATGGCCCTGACTGATGTGCCTCTGTCTTCTGAGATGACAACGTATCGTCAGTCGCTTCGGGACATCACAACCCACGCCAACTGGCCTAACCTTGTTCATCCTGACATGGATGGTACTGGCGGCGACTGGCCCACTAAACCTTAGTGAAATTCTCTAAGTTCCTTATAGGGGGGTCTAAGGATCCCCCTTCGGATTAATTAACATATAACAATATCACGAGGATATACATGCGCAATATTACTTATGAGGGTCCATCTACTCCCTTGTCTCAAGAATTAGATGAAATGAAGTACAGACAAAAGGGAGAGACCTTTGATGGTAAAATTAAGCGCATTGCACGAGCACTGTGTGATAGTGTAGAGCACCAGTGGTTACTAGAGAATATCATTGGACTGCAAAGGTTTCTTCCAGCTGGTCGAGTGCAGTCTGCAATGGGTGCTGGTAAGCTTGTCACTGCTTACAACTGTTTTGTATCAGGTGAAATTAAAGATAGTATGGATTCTATTATGGATCGTGCTAAAGAAGCAGCAGAGACAATGCGAAGAGGGGGTGGTATAGGATATGATTTCTCTAAAGTACGCCCTAGAGGTACTCAAATTAAATCATTGGAGAGCCAAGCTAGTGGGCCTATTTCTTTTATGTCTATATTTGATGCAGTGTGTCAAACCATTAGTAGTAGTGGCCACAGACGAGGCGCACAGATGGGTGTCTTACGTATTGACCATCCCGATATTGTTGACTTCATTACTTCTAAACGTAATTCTGATAAGCTTACTGGTTTTAATATATCACTAGGCATTACTGATAAATTTATGGAAGCTCTCTCTAAAGAGGATGACAGCTTTAACCTAATCTTTGATGGTATTGTACATGAAACAGTCTCTGCTAAGGAGATCTGGGATCTAGCAATGGAGTCTACATGGGATTGGGCTGAACCCGGTGTCTTATTTATTGATCGTATCCAAGAGATGAATAACTTATACTACTGTGAGGACATTAGTGCAACTAACCCATGTGGTGAACAGCCTCTTCCTCCCTATGGTGCCTGTCTTTTAGGCTCTTTTAACTGCACTAAGTATTTAATTAATAAGAATGGTAAATATACATTTGACTTTGCTCAATTCAAAGAAGACATCCCTCACGTTGTTCGTGCTATGGATAATGTTGTTGATCGTACTATTTACCCACTGAAGGAACAAGAAGATGAAGCGAAGAATAAGCGGAGAATGGGACTCGGCGTTACAGGTCTTGCTAATGCAGGCGAGATGCTTGGATATGAGTATGGGTCTAAACCGTTCCTCCGATGGATGGAAAAAGTCTTCGCATGTCTCAGAGACAACACCTACTACGCATCAGCAAAACTTGCAGAAGAGAAAGGAGCATTCCCTCTCTATCGTGAAGAGTACCTGAAGGGTAACTTTATTCGTACACTCCCAGCATTTGTTCAGAAGGAGATCCGAAAGCATGGTATTAGGAACAGCCACCTCACATCTATTGCGCCTACTGGGACAATCTCCCTCGTGGCAGATAATGTCAGTGGAGGAATCGAGCCAGTCTTTTCACATTCATACGAGCGTACCATCCAGACTTTTGACGGACCACGTTATGACAACGTTAAGGACTATGCTTTTGCACGAGGAGTCGAAGGACGAAAGGCAGATGATATTTCAGTTTATGAACACTTAGCTGTTTTAACTTTGGCTCAGCACTACATTGATAGTGCTTGTTCTAAAACCTGCAATGTAGGAGGTGATGTCAGCTATGATGATTTCAAACGTGTTTACGAAACGGCATGGAAAGAGGGAGCCAAGGGCTGTACTACATTTAGGATCACAGGAAAACGCTACGGAATCTTCAATGAGACCGTGGAAGCGGAAGCGGAAACAGAGGGCCAGATTGAAATCCCTTCAGAGGCGGATGGAAAGAAAGCAGAGGCGTGTTTTTTTGATCCGACTACTGGACAGCGAGAGTGCTCGTGAGTTATTAGATTAAAACAGGAGGTAGCGATGCCACTACAGATTATACCGATTACAGATCTAGCATCAGCAGGTCTAGTAGAAGATGCTCCAGCAGTGTCGCTACCACCTAATGTCTTTTCAGATGTTAAGAATGTTCGTTTTAGTGGTGGGGCTGTAAAAAGGTTCCCATCCGATGTTGATAAGCTTACATCTCTTACTAATGTTAAGTACGTTGCATTCTGGCCTTCAACACTTGGAGATAGGTATGTAGTTATTTCAGATGATAATACGAATACAACTTTTACAGTATACAATGATAGCTTCTCTGTTGTGGCTGGACAGGGTGGTGTCAACACTGGGGTAACTGGTGGGAGTTGGCAGCATACTTTGTTTAATGGTGGTTATCATATCATCTTTAACAATACTAACTCTACCCCTGTGTTTCTACAAGATGATACAGCGGGAGTGACACCTCTTCCCGGATGGGATTCTTATGCTGTTGAAGAAGAAATGACTTCCTTTGAGCATGATGGTTCTTCAGGATCTGTAGAAGTTAAAAACACTGTGTTTGTAAATCCAGGAGCAGGTAACTCAATCTCTATTAAGATTACTTCGCTCCCTCGTAACACATCTTCACCTATACACACTGAAACAGTTACTATAAACTCTTCAGGTGTTGTATCTCCGGACGCTACATTGGTTAACATTGGTACAATTTCTGGTGTTGATTACGCAAACAACTTTTTTAACTTCACTCCAGACACATCATCCGGTGGTACTGTTTACAATGTCTTTGTAACAACCACCCCTGTGTCTACTGTTACAGCAGGTGTTGTTAGATCTTATGGTAACTTGATAGTTGCAGGTAACCTCAAAGAAACAGGAGGTCGTACCCTTACAGGTACTGTCAGAACCTCTGATGTTGCAGGTCCAGGATTTCTACCTCAGAATTGGAACCCCTTTAAGAGAGGGGCTAATACTGCAGATGAATTTATCTTAGCTTCTACAGGAACTATTCAAGATCTTGCAGAGCTACAAGGTGTGATGTACGTATATACAGACTCATCTATACACTCTATGCAGCGAACTGACTCTACTGTTATCCCTTTTCAAATTGCTACAGTGACTGATAACTATGGTGTACATAATACAGATGGTGTAATTGAAGTAGATGGTACGCACATTGTATATGGAAGTGATGATTGTTATAAGTTTGAAGGACATCCTGGATCCATTGCATCTATTTCTGATGGTCGTGTAAGAAACTTTTTCCGTAATAACTCAACAATTAAATCTGTTAGGTTTAATAAGTATGATGAGATTTGGTTTTGGAATACCTCAATTATATATGTTTGGAACTATCGCAACAATGTGTGGACTAAGAGAGACTTACCTACAGGTACAAATGCTGTGTCTTCAAGCAGAGGAGACCTACTTCTCGGAAGCCCTACAAAACTAGTTGGTGTGGATGGTGCTTCGTTTTTACCCAATGCTCTAGTAGAACGTAAACGCTTGGCAATTACCCCTGAGTTTGACACTGAGAGTGTATCTAGTATGGCCCTGTTATTTGATGGTCCTTCTAAAGTGAGTATCAAATATGATGGCATTGATAAAGTTGGTGAGGCAATTGACTTCTCAGCTAATGATGCAATAACTTTTGACAGTGCTCTTGAATACAAAGCAGACGTCAGGTTTAATGGTAGATTTTTAAACTATAGAATTGAAAGTCAAAGCAGTGAGATCACTCTTGATTGGACTCTCACAGGCTATCAGATTCAAGCGAGTAAAGGAGGTAGTCGATAATGGCAATTATCAGACCACCCTTTACCGGAGATGCTACCCTAGACTCTTGGACAAATCAAATAACACAAGCTCTTAATATGGGTAGTGCTTTGCCAGGAACTCAAGGATCATCATCTTCAACCAGCTCATCTGGACCGACAGGTAACACTGCTATCTATCTGTATCAAAGAACTACAACAGAGACAGCTCCAACTAGACCTTCCAGTGTCTCGTATAACTATACAAACATTGGGAGTGTAACTATTGTAGCTAACAATGGATGGGTGGGGTCAATCCCAGCATCAGGTGGTAAGTATCTTTGGATTACATTTAGATATGTATCAACCCTAGAAGCTACAATAACTGATGCAAACACTTGGAACACTGTGGCTCTGTTGTCTGAGGATGGTAATGATGGTGCTCCAGCACCTAGGGCGCTCTCTAGGAGGGTGTACTTCCCGTCTTCAACCGGAACACCTAGTCCCCCAACTGCTACAGTGACATGGGCAACCCTCGCACTATCCTCATTAACTTCAGGGTGGTCAGAGACTGCCCCAACAGCTAGTGCAACTTCAACTACTTTGATTTATTTTTCTGATTTTATATTTACAGATGATACAGGATCAGCCACAACTAGCGCAGCTACTGGTGGAATATCTAGAGTAGTTGTTTCTTTCTCAGGGGTTGTAACATTTGAATCTGGTGACTTTACACTAGATGGTAATACTGTAACTAATATCGATGGTGATAATGTAGCTGCAGGTAGTATCGTTGGGAATAAGTTAGCCTCCACAGGTATCATAACATCTGCTGCTCAACTTAACAGCAATGTAGTTGGCACAGGACAGATAACTGATAATGCTGTGTCTAATAAATTTGCTACATTTACTGGTGCTAGTTTAATACCAACTTCAACATATCAGTTATTAGAAACTTTAAGTATTACCTCTAGTGGTGACCTTACATCTATTCTATTTAATTGTGGTCTAGACGGAGCTAACTTAGTTCAGTTTGATATAAGACTTGATGGAGTATCTCAACGTGTATTTAATGCAGCCGCTGGTTTCTTTACAGATGGTACTACACATACATATCACGAACAGATGATAACCATTGCTATGACACTAACACCTTCTGCAGGTACTAGGGTTATCACAGTGCATGTAAAACTTAATGGGGGTTCCCCTTCAAGTCCGACTGTGCAAAACAGATTCCTTGAAACTACGGAGTTAAAGAAATGATAAAACTATTAAGTGGTCCTGAGTTGGCAGAACAATGGAACAAGTTGAGGCCCTTAGTTGAAGAAGCATTGGTTCATGGAGCTGGGGTTGTGACATCTCACGGACTCTTTTTACAATGCCTCGGTGCTGTTGGACAGTGCTGGGTAAGAGAAGAGGGTGAAGTTTGTATAACTCGCTTTGAAGAAATAGAAGGTAAACGACAGTTAGCTGTAGTTGCCTGCACATCTTTTGGTTGGTTCTCTCATGGCCCTGAGATACTAAAAGTACTAGAAGATTTCGCACGTTTCAATGATTGCAAAAGAACTGTAGTCTATGGGCGAAAGGGTTGGGTTCGCGCCCTAAAACAATATGGATACCGTGAGCCGTTTATAACGCTCACCAAGGAGGTTTAATATGTCAGGTGGTGGTGGAAACACAACAACTAGTACAACAGGGTTACCAGATTATGCTCAGCCCTATGTTGAGGA